GCAACTATGGGAATGAGTTCAATGGCAGCGTCTATAGGGCTTACGCTCGCATTCGTTGCTGTTATTTATGGAGGATATTTCCTTATAACTTATCTGTGCAGCAGAAGCATTATAAGACCGGTAAGATAATTATTTAATAATATGATTGTATTTTTAATAACAATCTGCTATAATGCTGATATAGAAATTTGAACGTGAATAACGTTGGTATTAATTAGATAATTTTCTTCATTTTACACTTCCTCTTATAGGACGCCATCTGACATGGATGGCGTCTTTTTTGTGCGATGACAATCCTCAAAAAAGATGTTATAATCATCTGGTTATGAAATGGAGGTATGTATGATTTATAACGATTTAATGGAAGATATAAAGAGCGCAGACTATGTGCTTTTCGGACTTGGAAAAGAGATATATAATTCGGATGATGCAGAGGTTAATGATAATCTTAAGAAGCTTTTTGAGTCGATGGAGCATGTGAATTATTTTATCGTATCTACTGATAAAGAAGGAAGAATAAGAAATGCAGGATTTAACGAAAGACGTATAGTCTGTCCGGCTAATGAGTCTTCCGCCGAAGAAGAGGAGAAACAGTGGGATTTCTATAACAAATGGCTTTCTTCTTCACTTGCAAAGAAGCTTGTTATTATAGAGCTGGGCGAGGATTTTTCTAATCCTAACATTATAAGATGGCCATTCGAGAGAATTGTCATGATTAACCAGAAGGCTAAGCTGTACCGTGTTCATAGCACATTTTACCAGATTCCTAAGGAAATCAGTGACAGAGCTTTCGCCTGTGAGATGAATGGGGCACAGTTTATAAAAGAACTTGTCAAATATTGTTAAGACGAATTTTTTGTGATAATATTTTACTAATTATTACAGAATACATGTGTATGGAAGGACAGAAGGATGATTGGAATTATTGATTATGATTGCGATTATCTTCCCAAACCTACTGTAAATATAGCATTATAGGGTGCATGGTAAAAAAAATCTTCTAATTATACTAATTATTTACTAATTACAATGCCTTAAATGCATACCAAAATAAAAATCGAATAGAATATTAAGACATATAAATAAGTCCATGTACTTGTATTTTACAGGTATGTGGGCTTATTTTAGTGCCTTAAAATGTGTAGATGATAAATACTCATATAAAGCATAAAAAGTCAAATTTGAGCCATATACGCATTTTTAAGCTGTGTATAGGAGGCAAATTTGAAATTGTTATTTCATGGTATTGATTAAAGGAGGACAAATGAAACAGAAGATTATTAAACCAGGAGTTGTAAGAAGAATTGCTGAGAAGATTGCAGATGAAGGAATAAACATACCAAAGGAAACAGTTGATATATGTTTGACAGCCTTCTTAGACACTGTAGCAGATATTTTGTCTGAAGGTGATTCGGTTGTATTGAAAGGATATATGAACATATATCCAAAACAGTATAAGGCTAAAGAAGTTAAAAATGTTGCGGATCAGTCAAGGGTTTATATTCCAGCACATTATAAAGCAAGAATTAAGACAGGTACTAAGTTAAATGTAGCTTGCAAGGATTTGAAAGGGGAAAAGTAATGGAACGAATAACTAGAGACAAACTTGTAAAGAAAGTTGCAGATAATTTGCAAGATAAGAGTATTAATTTTAGTATTCCTTATCATGGTAAATATAAGAAAAAATATTCACAGCAGATAATTGAAACAGTATTAACGGAACTGTTGAATACAACAATAGCAGAACTTGAAAATGGGAATGCAGTTATAATAAGAGAGTATTTTTCAATTAAGCCAGTATGGAGAGATACTAAAAATGCTAGGAATGTTGTTACAGGAGAGAAGGTTGTTATTCCTGCAAGGTATCAGTTAAAGGTAAAAGTAGCAAGGTTTTTGAAAGAAGCTTGTGAGCGTTTTAATAATAAGATTTTAAGTGAAGAAAAATAATCGGCAGACTAAAATAAGCAAAGGAGAAAAATAATAATTATAGAAGAAAAATTGATTACAAAAAAGATTTGTTAAACAAACTACGTGCATACAGAACTACTCCTGATGATGAAAATATTCTATATAAACAGAAAATTAAAGAAGCATTATTATCAAATCCATGCTTGTTATATGCACTTAATGATAAAAATTTAGAATCAGAACTTTTTGATGAAAATGGTAATATTAATTGGGAGTGGAATAAAGAATTAGGTGAATATGAGCCTCTTGGTGAATGGGATAGGTATTTTGGAAGTAATTCAAATATCCGTCCTTTTTTGTTTATTCCAGATACACAAACAGAAGTTAGACATTATATTTGTTATCAGGTCGACTTTGATAAAATGCCAAGGAATAATGATTTGCTAAAGTATACAAATGTGACTTTTACCATTTTTGTACATGGAAATGACAGAATGGATAAATTAACCGGCATTCCAAGGCATGATCTTATTGCTTCTATTATAAGAGAGCGATTTAATTGGTCAAATATATTTGGAATGCAAACGAAATTAATATATTCAAAAGAAGATACTATAGATGATAGTTATCTTGTTAGAGTTTTGAAATTTCAGATGATTGATACTAACAGTATTGTTAATACACTCTATTGTAGAAAAACAACTATTAATAATTATCGATTAAGACGATAGTAGTAAAGAAAACCATATAATCGGCAGACATACACTGATTCAAAATAAATGTATGGATATTTCCCAACAGACAGGAAGTAAAAGAAAGCCTGTATCAGAGATCAAGAATATCTAACGTGCAATTCAGCACACTTTCCAATATGAAAAATTGAATATTAGGTCTGCTGCCAGATGGTAGCTTATTAAGGTGCGTTTTGATTATGTGCTTTCTTGACATCTGATTTATTAATAAGGAGGATTATGATTAATAATAATAAAGAGACAAAAATATGTAAGAGGTGTGGGAGAAAACTTCCATTAGATAAATATGCTATTAGTAATGGATACATGAGAAATATCTGTATAGATTGCAATAATAAATATCATAGAGAGTATCGTCATGCTAAAAGAATGCAAGTTAATATAGAGCTATATAAAACAGATATTTCTATGCAAATACTGCGTAAATATAAACATATCAATCCATCAAGAATATTAACTAAAATGGTATCAGGAATAAATTATATGGCTAGAGGTGAAAAGTTTGTCAGTTTATTAGACTATAAGAGTGCATGGGTATCATCTTATGGAAGAATTATTATAAGGGATAATGATGGATATAGGCTGTTAAAAGGTTCGTATTCAAGAAAAGATAAAGAATTATATTATACTCTTGAAAAGAATGTGTATTTTAAGACAAAGAAAGAATGGGGATATAAGAAAGTAAAGGTAAAGGCTAGTGAACTTGTTATTCAGACATTTATTGTTAATTATGATATGCAGAATAATATCAAGGTATGGCATATTGACAATAATATAAAAGATAACTATTATAAGCATTTATATCCAGTAACTGAATTACAGTATGAGGCTATAAAGAAAATGTATGATGATACAGGCGTTGTATCAGATGAACAGATTATGAGTATAATTAATTCAGCGGAATATAAATATAATGGCTGGAATCCAAAATACTTCAAAAGAACATATGAGGGTAAAGGGTATAATGGTACTAATGATGTGGATCTTAAATCACCAGAATATTTAAGATGGACGAATATGATACAAAGATGTTATAACAAGAAAATTCACAAATATAAACCATATTACAAAGATAAAAGTGTATGTGAAGAGTGGTTAAATTTTGCTAACTTTAGGATATGGTATAGGGAACACATAATAGAAGGTGCAAAGGTTGACTTAGATAAGGATATATTGTGTCAGGGAAACAAAGTATATAGTCCAGAGACATGTGTTTTTGTGGAACATTATATAAATACTGTGTTTGAAGATAGGAGTACTAAAAGAAGGATAGTTGAGAATAAGGAAAAACAGTATGAAACATACATGACAGTTCTTAATAAAAATATATCATTTGGTACATTTAATACTAAAGAAGAAGCTGAAAAGAGTTATGTTACAGGTAAGAAAAATTACATATTGAAACTGGCTGATAGTTGTAAAGGTAAGGTGCAGGATTGCTTATACAATGCTATGGTAAATTGGAATGTAGAAGTGAGAAATTAAAGTGATAGGACATATCGAGTGCAAACTTGATGTGTCCTATTTTTTTACGATTTTTGTGGGGATATAACATTGTGTTAGGTACTTAAATTGCTATGGTTTAAGTGTACCCCCCCTCCCTATAGTATAGGATAAAAAAGAAGTTGCTAGTTCCGACATACTAGCAACCCCTTTATTTATATCTGCATTATGAAAAAAGAAATAAATCAACATGAATATATTATATTATTAAATGAATAGATGCAATAGTAATATGAAAATCGTTATCGTATAGCATATCGTGGCGTACAAAGAATGGGAGTGTAAGTCCGTAAAATAGGAGATATGTTTTGAATATCAATATCGAATATGAGCAAAATGTACAAGGATTTAATGTAGATTGAAGTATCGGAGTAAGAAATGATGGTCATATTTTATGTTGGAATATATTATGATTTTGCTAATACATGAGAAATAATGAGATTTGCCAGTAAAATAGGGCGTAATAAGAGATTTTTATAAAAATAATGTTATCGTGAGATATATTACTTTGATATTCAAACTAATATATCTTTATATTATATCTGCTGCCAGTTTATAATGTCTGGTCTGAATCTGTAGTGCATAATAAGCACTTCCAAAATAAAAAGGACTACTTTTCAGCAGTCCCACTAATCTTAATCAAATGTTCTTTTAATATCATATTAATGTACTGACTGAATGACCTATCATCACTCTCAGCCAGTTGTTTGATTCTTTCAATGACATCTTCATCAAGGGTAATACTTACTTTACTTTTCAATGGTTTCATTCAATCACCTACCTTATGATTAATATACCATTATGTGCTACTAATTATTGAAAAGTAGGATAAAGTATGATAAAGTAGTATTAACTAATAAAGAAGTCGTGTACAAAAGAAAGAGGTGAGTGTATGAATAAAAGAATTTTGGCTATGTTATTAATCTTTAGTTGCTTGTTCTCTGCGGGATGTAATACAAAAGAGCATAACAATACAGAAGAAATCAAAAACAATTTTGAAGATATCGGTGATTTTAATATAGTTGAGGAAGCCGATGAGATGCAGCCAGAGAATTATGCAGACTATATAAAGAAATGTGCAAAATATTATTATGATTATATTGATGTGGGAGATTATACAAACATTACTTATTCTATAAGACGGAATGCATCGGATACGGATGATAGTTATGCTGATAGAAAGTTTGATGCTATATATGAAGTTATAAGTAATAATAGTGATATTAAATCATATCCTAAAGATATTTATGAATATTTAATTTCTACATTAGGCAAAAATATTAATGATGAATACCAACAATATAAAGAAGAAAATCAATCATTTATTGGATATCTTCATGATGAATATGGGTTTAATTCTATTGATGATTTTGATAAATGGAGTGAAAATTATGTGCAAAATTATTTAGAACAAATGATGATTATATATATTATTGCATTCGAAAATAAAATTACAATTAATGAAGAAGATATAAAAAATGAAGGTGATAAACAAGCAGAAATATATAATTATAGCGGATATGAAGAGATTATATCTCAATATGGGAATGAAATGAATACTGAGTTAGGTTATCAAGTACTTTACCAACATGTTAAAGACTTTTTGATCAGTATTGCTACAAACGAATAATTAAATTGATTTATGAGGAGGAAAATTTTATGGCAATGATTAAGTGTCCAGAATGTGGACAAGAAATTTCAGACAAAGCAAAAAGGTGTATACATTGTGGAAAGATGTTGGTTGAGGATAAACCAGCTACTAAAGTATGTAGTGACTGTGGAAAAGAAAATTCGATTGATGCTACAGAATGTGTACATTGTGGATGTCCATTTGAGGAAGAAACTACTGTGGAGGCACCAGTACAAACAACAATAGCAGAAAAACCAAAGAAAAATCTGAAAAAGATTATAATTCCTGTTGTTGCAGCAGTTGTTGTAATTGCTGTAGGTTTGATTATTTATAATATTAAAATAGTTAAACCCCAAAATACATACAATGAAGCTATGACACTTTTGGAAAAGGGTAAATATGAAGAAGCTGATAAGATGTTAGATTCTATTAGTGGATATAAAGATGTAGCAACAATTCAAGAACAGTTGAAATATGAATCTTATGTTTATGAATGTGTAAATGATTGGAAAAATTGGTTGAAAAATCCAGACTCTTTTACATTATATGAAGTTGCGTTTTATACAGATGAGGAATCTCATGGAATGTATGCTCGTTTATCTTTGAATGGGGAAGTTGATTATACATATCCAGCTGTATTATTTAGAAGTGGCGCACAGAATGGTTTTGGCGGTAATACAACAGGTTATGAGTTGTTTTATTATGTGAAGGACAAAGGATATACTTGTATGGGTTCATGTGATTCTCTTGACGAAAAAGATTATTATAACAATAAAGGAAAACTCAAAGATGAAGATAATGGGGCTATGAAAGTAATGCTTTGCAAGGAAATAAACGAATTAAAAGAAAAAGCAAAATTTGTAGGTGATGTTAATATGGACAGATTGAAGACAGTTCTTAAAAATGATGCATATTCAACAATCAAGATTATCGAATAGATAATAATAGATGGGAGAAATATTATGAAATGATATATTGCATCTGAGCATAAAGATATGTCAAAAGACGATAACAAGAAAATATGGGAATATCGCATACAAGCTATTGTATTATGTTTAGGTAGTGTTGCCTGTGAAGTTATAGGCTATAAGTTTATCAAAAGGGAGGAGAAAGTGTATGGCATTAATAAAATGCCCCGAATGTGGCAGAGATAATGTATCTGATTCTGCTGTAAGCTGTCCTAATTGTGGATTTAATATTCGGGAATATTTTGAAAAATTACAAACAGATGAAGATGATTTCATAGAAAATTTCACTACTGATACAGTGAAAAATGAATCTGCTGAACTGGAAAGAATTAATAAGGAAAGAGAGGAAAGAAATAAAAGGGAAGAAGAACGATTAAAAGCGTTGTCTAATACTAATAAAAATAATATTGAAATTGAGAATAAAAGAAATAGTGAAAGAATAAGTGCTGCATATAAATTGGAACAGAAGAAGAAACATGATACCACAAAAGTGATTATGATGTTTGCAGCCTTTGCGGTATTTCTTGTAATTATATTATGTATAGGCGGTACATCTAAAAGTAATGATAATAAGAGTTTAACAACAAATTCGACATCAAGTTATACATACAAAACAAGTGGAAGCACAGTTTCAAGTAACTCTGGTACAAAAACATATTCTAATGTAAGTACTGGAAAGAGTAATGCGTTAAAATCAGCACAATCTTATATAAGAACAATGCCATTTTCTAAAAAAGGATTAATTGAACAATTAGAATATGAAGGATATTCAACAGATGAAGCTACATATGGTGCTGAAAATTGTGGGGCAAATTGGAAGGAACAAGCCGCAATTAGTGCAAAGAATTATTTGAAAACAATGTCTTTTTCAAGAAGTGGACTTAAAGATCAATTGATATATGAAGGATACACCTCAGAAGAAGCAGAGTATGGAGTATCAGTAAGCTATAAATAATTGCAAATGAAAAGGAGACTAGATATGAAGAAAGCATTTATATGTCCAATAATTTTAGGAATAATATTTATATTATATGGACTTAGTATAAAGATACCAGGAGCAGCTTTGACTACGAGTGAGACTCTTGATGGAAGTGAAACAAATTATTATGTAATGGATAATAAGTATTCTGCTATAGATGAATATGTAGGAGGAGATGCATATAATTTTGAGATAGGTGCTTCACTTATAGCTGGTAAAATAGCTGGTACAATGATATCAAAAAATATATTTATAGTAAGTGGGGCAATATGCATATGTTTTGGTATTACCATGATAATTTTTATGAAAGATAAAAAACAAGAGAAAAATATACAGTCAGTTGATTCTGATACTTACATATATAGTGATGATAAAAATGAACAATAAATTGCTATAAGAAGAGGAATATATGCACACAAAACATTTGAATAGAAGGGTTCTTATTATTGGATTATTTTTTAAGTCACTGTGCAGAACAACCAACTATAGGGCTGCGAAGAAAAACAACATAACATTTTAGTTTATGCCACCCCCTAACCTTCGGAGGGCTAAAATATCAAGGTTTCGTGTGAATAGAACTACTATAGCCATTCAGAGCATAACGGCATGATTTGACGATGTAAACATGCCCCTATAGACTAGGGCAGTACATAACAACAGAATATTACATAAAAATAAAGGGTATAGCCGTTTGTGGTTATACCCTTTAATAATATGTATCTGATATATCATCTAATGACTCCTAAACAACTACCATCATCTAAAAAAATGAAAGTCCCTTCAATTCCTAGGTCACGCCCAAAAGCTTCATAGTCAAAATACCTTGCTACTGTATCAGGTATATTGTTCAAATACCCACATTCTTCTACAACCTGATAAGCAATATCTGTCATACTGTCACAATCTGAATAAATTCTATAATCGCCACTGTATACCTTTTCAATAGCTTCATCCAGTGTATAACCTAAGTCTGACATTAAAGCCTTTACAATCTTGCTTTCTTCTTCGTCCAGTTCTTCAATCCGTTCTGCTATGTCGTTCAGTGTGTTGATATTCTCATACTCTCCGACTTCGTAAAAGTCACACTCATAATCAGTTATGAAATATTCTTCATATTCTTCATTAATACCGATTCTTTCAAATACTTTCTGAAGTTCTTCCTTGCTCACTGGTAATTCTACCCACTCACCAATTAATTGACCTTCATTGTATTTTCCTAAGTTTGTTAAATAAATATTCATCATAATAATGACCTCCTTAAAAATTAATTATGTTTTGTTGTTGATATTATAATACACGATATAGTGTACTTTGTTCAATGGTAAAAGTACACGAATAAATGGATATAAATTGTGCAAGTTAACGAAATAGTGTACAAAACATACAAAAGAATAGTAAACTTAATCGTGTATTATTGTAGAAGTTGTCAATAGACATAGTACACGGATAAATGTACAATACAGTTACAAGGTAAGCAATTACCACAACAAAACATTTTCATTAATAAGGAGGTAGTCGTTATGTGTACGATTAACAACAAAGCAGAACTTGAAAGAAAGATTGAAGAGTTAAGAAAGTATAAGGCTATGGCAGAAGAAGCCACTAGCATTGAAAAAACCTTAGAGCATGAGATTTCTTCATATATGGAAGATAACAATTTAACAGAAGAGTACACAGATTCAGCAAAAATCAGTTACAAAGAGCAGGAAAGAAAAACACTTGATAAGAAGAGACTTGAGGAAGATTTGGGAGATTTAACAGAATATGAAAAGGTTACAAGATTCAAGGTTTTAAGAATTAAATAATCATCAAGGGCAAGGGCGGAGCAATCCGCCTGAACCCTGAATATTAAAGGAGCGTGACAAGATATGAAATTATATATCACATATGAAGAACCATTTGCAAACCGTAAATTCAACTCAAATCAGATGTACGAAGTTTATAGAGATATGGCGGATAAAGCTGAGTATCCAAGTTTTGATATATGGCTTGCGGATATGCTCAAAAGTGGAATTTTTACAGAATTATAAATCATTATTATTCAGGAGGATTAAGTTATGAACGCTAACAACAAGAATTATTCAATAAGACCTTTAACAGAAGAGGAAAGAGTTTTTGCAGAAGAACATTATTCTTTATTCTTCTACATTATGAGAAACAATTTACATCTTGATCCTGAAGAGTGGTACGACATTTTAATTATCCCTTATCTGGATGCTGTCAAGAAGTATCACGAATACGAATCAGCTAGAAAGTACGTTTTCGGTACAGTGTTAAAAAATAAGCTCTACACAGCATTTACAAATGAATTAAAAAGAAGAAGAGCAAAGAAAGTTATTCCAGATGATAAACTTGCAAGCCTTGATTATATGTTAGAGGGTGATAATCCTTTTGCAGAATATAGGGCAGAAGATTGGTGGATTGATAAGAAAATCAATGTTGAAAGACAGGTAATTTTAAGAGAGTTATTCCAGGAGTTTTATAACAAGTGCATTTATTGTGATTCTGACGCTTGGGGTGATGACCATATAAACGACTATTTGAAGTGTGAACTTGATTTACTTCTCAAAGGATATACACGCAGACAGACCAACAAAGAGACAGAAAAGATTTTTAATAATGGCTATAGCGTGAAGGATTTAGATTTTGATTTGAAGGAGTTCAGAAAAATCTTCAAAGAAGTTTTCGGTATCTAATAAATAGCAAAGTTGGGCGGTGTGTCAGGAATGGCACACTTGCCATAAATGGAAAGAAGGTTATCACATGAAAAATAAAGAACGGCTCAAGCCTTTAACAATGGAACAGCGGAAATTTGCTGAAGATAATTATAGATTGATTATGGAATTCTTGAAGAAGTCAAAACTAGATTCAGAAGAATATTTTGATGTCGCGGTATTTGGCTATCTTTTATCAGTGGAAATATATTTGAATGATGTGGATTTACAGCGGAAATGCAAATTTGAAGCAGTTTCATATATGTACATGAGAAGAGAAATGTATTTATATTTCAGGATACAGAAGAGAAATTCAGCTATCGGAAATAATAGTCTGGACATTATAGAAACAAATGTTGCTGATTCTGCATCAATGGAAAGTATTATATCCGTGGAACATATGGAAATGATAAAGCAGATTCAAGGCAGATTGACAGAAGAACAATGGAAAATATTTTCAGATAAAGCAAAAGGGTATTCATTAAGGGAAATAAGCGGAAACCACGGAATCAATGAAAAACGGATATATAGGCAGTTTGGAAAAATAAAGCAGATTGTAGCGGAAATAATGGAAATATAAGGAAGGATGGAAAGGAATATGTTTGATTTTAGAATAATTAATACACTAGATGGAAATCAGATTATTGATAGAAAACTTAAGACACCATACAGCAGCTTGACACCTATACAAATGCTTGAATATGCAGAAATGGAGGACAGACTGGCATATATGGACAGAATGGAAAAGAAGGCAAAACAGAAAGCGGAACAGATACGGAAAGTGTCAAGAAATCCATTATATAGAATTGCTTGTATAGTTGGTTTGGTATAAGGATATGGGTGATAAATAATGTACAAAAATTATGTCTATTTTAACAAAGAAAAGTCTATTGAAAAATACGAGCAGAAAATGTTTGATAATAGTATTTTTTCAAACATGATAAAAGTAAATAAAGGGAAAAATGAAGAGATATATAAAAACAATGAGATTTTAATATGCATAAGTAAGAGAATTGTTAGTTTTTTAATCTATGATGAATACAATATAAAAATGATAAAAGCAGTAGAAACATTGAATAAATAAGGAATATAGGACAGCTTGAAATATGGCTGTCCTCAATGGAAGAGAGGTTGATATTATGGCTTATGTACTTACAAATGGAAATTATTATATAAGAATAACGGAAAATGGCGGAGTAGCAAAGACAAAAGATGTAAATGAAGCACAAATATATTTGACTATGGAAAAAGCAAAAGAAAGATTAGAGAAAGCCCCAAGTAAAACAAAAGGATATTACATATTAGATATAGTAACCAACGAGAAATACAAGCTAAATAGGAGCAGGAGAAGAATTAGATTTCCTGAAGAAGCAAGAAAATTGATATACAATACAGCAAATGGAAGATGTATTTTATGTGGTAGAAAAATAACCTATGATAATATGACACTGGATCATATTGTTCCACTTGTTATGAATGGTGCAGATGATATAAGTAATCTTCAGTGTACCTGCAAAGCATGTAATGAATTTAAGGGTTCAATTCTTCCAGATGATTTTATGGAACGCATAACGGAGATATTTATTTATCAGACAGATATAAAACAAGGTAACAGGTTGTTATGGAAAATAACTCATAGATTGTTAAATCGGTTGATATAAATTGAATTATGAATTAAATGCAATAATAATATTAATGTGATATACTATAATTAATCAATAGAATAGTTGGTTAATATAGGGAAAGTGAGGAAATAATGTTGGCACTTAAAGAAACATTTAAGGCTATTTCAGGAAACAAAAAGGTTACACAGCTAGAGATGGCAGCAGCACTAGGAATAAGTAAACAAAATTTTAGTAATAAGGTACAACGAAATACTTTCTCACCAGATGAATTAGTAAAGATAGCTGATATGTTAGGTATGGAATTAGCTTTTATTGATAAAAATACAGAATTTAATGGTGAAAAGTATGTTATAGAACAGAATAAGGAAAACGAGGGCATATAAAGAAACAACGATTTCTTTTATATTAAAAAAGGGCACTTGAAAATACAAATGCCCTAGTGTATAATCTACTTAGAAAGTGAATCGGATGTAATATCCGATTTGCCCTCAGTCGAATACTAAATATGAAATAGCATCTAACTTTGGTCGGTTGGGATGCTATTTCTTTTTATTATTATGATCGTCTATGTAAGACAGAGCCGCAAAAATTACTAGCAATAAAGTAAGAACTTCAATTGTGTTCATAGGGCATCACCCTCCTTTGTAAACTAGAGGGCATTTAATAATCGGAAAATCACATCCAAATTTCTTTTTAATTATACAACAAAAGTATAACATAAAGAGAACAGATGTTCAAATGAAAAAGGAGATAGATCATATATTATAGAGAATAGTTTTCTAATTTTATGATTTGCAACTATGTATATTATTGACAGCTTTTTCAAGTTCCATAGTCTGCCATTTACTGCGGATAATTTGATGTTGTAATTCAGCAATGCGTTTATCTGTATAATGTTCCATCCAGGTCATAAGACAAGTAGGAATTATTTTTTCAGGCATTTTCTGAAATAGATTAAATAAAAAATCTTCAAGTCTATTAAAAATCTTATGTGAAAAATCTTTGAAGCGGTTCTGCTTCTTAATCTCAATATAAATAAGTATCAACTCCCTTCTTATATATTATAAGGTAGAAACAGCATATAAACAAGAAATCACATTATATTAAATAATCAAAATTTTTGCTAATAGAGGGGAAATTTTGTTTGGAAAGTGTGTATTAGTATATGTAAGGTAAAATTAATGACACGGAGGTAATAACTTATGAATCAGAATGCAATAAAACTTGCATATGACAATGGGTTTAAAGCTGGTATTCAATTTATGATGGATAAGATTGAACGACAGTATGAAGCTGGGAAGCCGATTCTTGCAAATGATAATTTATATTGGCTTAAAGGGGCAAAGGAGAATTTAAGAGATATTATGGATGATATTGAAGCGGAATATAATGCGGAGATGGCAGCAGATAAAAGAGAGGATGGGAAAGTTGAAAATGATTGATGGAGTAACTAAAGATGATATATCAAGATGGAATTATCATTATAACGAATATGAAAAATATAAGAAGTACAGAACAAAACTAAAGATTTTCACATATGGATTTTATATAGGAATGACATTATGGATGTGTGGGATGGTTACATCTATGATAGTTGAGAATTTGGTGGTCAAAATTCTTTTGATATTTATACCATTAGCAATTTATCATTTCTTTACAATAGGTAAGGGGATAATCGAAGATAAGATCAAGAAAGGAAGATAATAAGATTATGGAACAGCCAAAATACAGATTTGAAGATTTACATTTACAGAGTGATAAGGACTACACCGATATAAATGATACTGTTGTGGGATTTTTAATTGATAAGGATGTTATTGTACCTTTTAATATTCAGAGAACACTAGAGGATATAGTCAACAATATGTTAGCTGGACATTTTGTGGAAACACAACAGGTATTATATCTGTCTGATTTTAAAGTATCAATGAGTATGGAAATGAACACACGAACAAATAAAATAGTTATTAGTACATACATATTCGATGCAGATAATTTAAACTTACATACTGAGATTGATACAGACACATTACACGATTATAGAAGCATAAAGAAATATTTCTTCACTGAATTAGGTTGCATTGTATTAGGTAGAATTAGTCAGTTACAAAAGGCGGCAGGTATAAAAGGCTTATTTGCATTATTATAATATAGAAATAACATGAATTTTTAGGAAATAACCAGGTAGATAATTTCGGTAAAATATGTTATATTAGTTCGGTATTAAGAGCGTAATGAACTCTTGATATACATATTATATAAGGTTTTCCTTATTAATTATATGTTTTGTTGTGGAGTCGTGGCTGTTATGGTCACGGCTTTTTTTAGTATAAAAGTATGGAGTTCGACATGGCATATTATTTCAAGAATGTTTTATGTAAGAATGCAATAAATATCGGTGCTTTAGGAATTTAGGAAAGTTGATTTACAGTGAAGTGGCAGTAAAAATGTGGGGTTCGATGTTTGGTTCGAGATGTTTTTTGGAATAGAGTGTGAATGTTATATATTAACATATTAAAATGGTATGTAAATAATATAAACATCGATACTGAAATTTGATAAGAAAATCAAGGCTTTTGGGCTATTAGGGAAATATAAGCAAATCATGTTCGGAATGAAAAATCTTTCTATAGGTGAAAAACTTGCTATGACAGAAGAATTTCAAAAAGAAGTTGCTTTGGAGAACGAAAAGAAACGTCTTGAAGGAAATAGTAAAGGAGGTAGTTCAAATAATGAAGTCTCACTCCAATTGGAGTGCAACTTAAAAGAAGATGATCCAGTAAGAAAAGATTCTTGGACAGATTCACAAACAGCAAAAAAGCAGGTGTCGGTGTAGGTACTGTAGCCAGATATAATCGAGTGATGAATTCAGATGATGTTAGTGATAGCTATAATAAAAGCCATCAAAGATTTGTTTCTCTAATGGCTTAAAATCTACTCACCATTCATTAGATGGGTTTACTGTATAGTTTTTCTTTTCACCGTCCATGAATTCTTTTCCAGTATATTCAACAATTTTTTTTCGTATTTTGCTAAGATATTCAGGGGCAGTTTTAATATCATTAGCTGAATTATTTTGAGTAATATTATCTATAGTAGAAATTATATCTCGAAATAATGAATATATTTCTTCTTGTTTTGATTCATAAAGAAAATCAGCATAAGGAAGTCCCATGAGATAAATAATAAATAGAGGATCAATTTTTAATGCTAGGTTTGTATTTTTTAATGCATCTAAAAATAAATCTTTAGATTTATTATCATGTAATGATTCAAATGTTTTTCTTAATATTTTTTCTTGAGTATTTAATAGGGAATCTAAAAGCCTATTTTGTTCTTCAGATGTTCTAACATGGTCAAGTTGATAGAGATCTAAACTTCTTATTGATTCTTTTAGTGGTAGAGCTTTTATAATTTTATCAAGATATACTTCACTCTTTGATTTGTATAGTTCTAATTCTTTTGATGAAGTGGCATCATATTGGATAATTGATATTACATTTACAAGGTCTGTCCTATAAATTGTGCGCTGTCTATTGTCATCTCCATTTTTTCCGTCACGTTCAATTTGAGAATACCAATAATCATTATGCTTTATTAAATTAGAGATAAATTTCTTTGTTATTTTTTTTTGAGAACGTATTTCCTTTAAGTGATCTATTAACTTGATTTCTTTATTATCAATAACAAGAATTTGGTTTTTATTATAACGAGGTATAGTGGTAGCAACATTCATTGTATTGTATTTCTCCTTAAAATATGTTTCGGTAATTATTATTAAATACAGTAATAATTTATACAATTTTAGCATTGTAAGTACAAAATATCAACGAATTCATACAAAAAATAAAATCTAAGAATGTATAATATATTTTAAATACAATTCTGTATATACAATAAAAGGAGTTATATACAGAATAATGATGAAAAATTGTATAAAACGATTGACATATACATCATAAGGTGCTATTATAACCTCACAAAAGAAAAAGGAAGCAACTATTTGGCGATAGTCACTTCCTGAAATTCATAAAGAGTATTGGCGTACTACTTTATGATATGTAATTAAATTGTACAGACTTAGCTGCACATGTAATTTAAGCAATTCATATTATAGCAGAAGAGATTGAGTAATTCAATTATCATTTTTAAGTCTTGGGCATTCACCCACAATTTCCAGTTACATTTTTGTACATAAATAATTTTTAAGGGATGTGATAACTAAAGAGAGAACAGTATAGTAGGCGATTAAAGCCTTTTATTTTTGACAATCAAATCAGAGAAAAGCAAGGTATATAAAGCTTTAAGAATACTACATAAAAGAAGGTGAAAAGTATATGGAATTAAACAGATGTGCGTATACGATTCTTGGTATTCTACGCACAAAGAAGGCTACAGATAAGGTGCATGGTATAACGATATCTGAAATTTTACAATTTGAAAAGACAAGTAAATACAATACCATTCACAAAAGAATTAAAGAAATGCAGAATCTAGGATTCATTGATGAAGGTGTGAAAGTTGGTAAAGCTAAAAGTTATTTCATTACAGGATCTGGTCTTGCGTTATTACCTATTAAGAAGGAGGAAACTCACAATGTATAAAAAAGAATATTTATCGTTGTACGGATTTTTATCGCTTGGACAGGCTGGCGGTAATTTAACAAAACGATTTGAGGAAGAAGAATTCCCATGTGTTGTTGCAAATAGTTCTATAGAAGATTTAGCAACAAGAAATGCAAAGAATAAACTTCATTTCAGGAATGGAACAGGCTGCCATAAGAACAGGAAGATGTCTAAGGCATTATTAAAGGATAACTTGGAATTACTTATTGATGAAGTAAGAGCAAAGATGCCGTCAATAACTACATTATTTATATGTGCGTCTGCCGCTGGGGGAACTGGAAGTGGAATGCTCGCAGCAACATCAAAGATATTATCAAAACAGCTTGGAATAAATATCTGTATTGTAACAGTACTTCCTGATAAGTCAGAGAACTTTCAATCATATGCAAATACTGTAGAACTTTTTCAGGAAATAGAACATCTTGAAGGTATAGGAGCTGTCTTTATCTTAGATAATTCAAAGCACAATGACAAGATGAAGATTAATGATATTTTCTATACACATTTAAGCGCATTTCTTGCTAATGAGAATGGCGGTAACTATGGGTGCTTGGATAGAAGTGAAATAGATAAGTTATTATCAACTCCTGGTATGGCAGTTATATCAAAACTGGGAAAGGATAATGCTGATAAAGTTATTTCTTCTATTACAAGTAATAACATATATGCACCTATAGAGCAGGATAAGGTCGTTAGATATATAGGGATTATGACATGTGATAATCATGTTGATATGAGCCAGTTATATTCTGAAATAGGAACTCCTATTGATACATATATAGGAACTAATGCGACAGCAAATGTATGTATGGTGAGTGGATTGTCTTTACCAAGAACAAGACTTAATCAGATAAAAGAAGCTGCACAGACCAACATGGAAATCATCAAGAAGGGTATGGAATCATCAAAGGATAGTTTATTCGGTGATTCAGTTGGATTTTTAGGTGCATTTGATGATGAAAAGCCAGTTGAGAAGAAAAAGGAACAGTCAGGATTAGATATTTTAAATGAATTTTTGTAAAAGTAAATCCGAGAACGGAGAAGATTATATTAAGCAATGATAAGTTGCTGATAGATATATAAGATTATTTATAAGGAAGGAACAGCAATATGAAAGTAACGGAAACAGAAATCAGGGAAGAAGCCATTAACAGAATTAAGATTCTTATTGATAAGTTCAATCTTAACAAGAAAGTCCTGAGTTATTTTCAGGAAGGTAAGGTGTATTACAGTTACCTTACAGCAAATGGATGCATAGGAAGCATCGACACAATATCATACAACAAATCTTATGAACAAGCAATTAAGCAGTTTGAAGAAGAATATCCTGGTTATATTGTCTACCATGCTATTGAAACGATTACACAACATGGAAAGTTATTATCACTCCTTTATGTTAGCAATGATAAAGATGGGTGGGAGGATCAGACCTTAGAAAATAATTACATATTTTCTTATGTGGTTAATATTAATGATCCTGATTTATCAGAATTCGGAGATATAACAATAGGAAGATTTAGTAAAAGTGGAGCATTAATCAGGACGGATATTTGAGAGGTATTTATGATTAAGAAATGGTTAAGAGTGGATGATGATGGTAAGTTATCACATGTTTTTGAATATGAAAACGGGCAGAAGGTGCAGATACCTATAAATAAGGACGGAACAGTAAAGTGGCTGCCAGACAAAGTAAAAGAACATAAATAAATGGAGGAAATTATTATGATGAACAAGATTGTAGAAGCTGTAGCAAAAGGACAGGAAGTGGACAAGAAGGAGTTATTCAACTCAGTAAATGACTTTGAGCTTACAAGACTAAGGGTAAGTACAGAGGATGGACAGACTATTATGTCTATGCAGGTTAATAGTTGTAAGGAGTATAAGGATGCGTACGAATTCTCACAATCATGTACCATGTTTAATGATGTGGTGTACAACTTGAAGAAGGACAGTATAGAAGCTGTTGAGAGTGAGTATAACGCTGAGGTAGATACTTTATATATTACCTGCAAGTTAAAGAATGGTCAGTCACTAACACTTATGGTTATTAATACAGACGAAGTGCTAACAAAAGATTATGACGAAATGGATGTGTATCAGTTAAAGGATTTCTTGGAAGCAGTCCATGAGAAAAATGAATATTGTTGTGTATGTGCAAGAATCACAGACCTTTTTGGATTTGACCTTAAAATGCGTAATACTCTTACTTATATTGATACGCTTGATGAAGATGATTGGAAACTACATATCAGTGATGATTTTACACAATTTGAAGTGCCAGTTACGGATGATTCTATTAATGAGTTTTATGTGAAAGATAATAAGGAGTCAGGAGCTAAAGAAATTATTGTAAAACCATTTAATCAGCCATATATGAAAATCACAATGCTCTTTTTAAAGAAACACAACAAGTAAATAGAGAACATATAAATAGAGGTCAGTTTGTTAGATTGATAAAGAGAATTACAAGTGATTGCTTATCTCTGCCTTCAATAAAAATAAGGAGGTTTACATGTATAAATTTCTGAGAATTTATGATGTGAAAAGGAACGGTAATGAAGTTGTATCTGCCAAGTACAAAGTAATAAGTGAATTTGAGAAATTTCACTATGATATTAGGACAAGTGAAAAGTTGATATCAATATGTAGAGAAAAGAATCTGCCAGATATTAATAGTGGCAATATGTATTCAGTTGTTAAGTATGAAAATAATATTCCAGTTGCAGATGAAGCACAGCTCTTTTACCACACAGATAGTAAAAATGAATCGTTCTTAGATATAGCAGAGTGGGATGCAAGAGTTGTCACAAGTGTAGCATTAGGACGCAATTTAATAATAGGTATTTAAGAGAACATATAAGTAGAGGTCAGTTTGTGAACTGTTAAAGAATCTTACAAGAATAGCTTATTTCACCTTGAATTATATAAAAAATAATTACAAATGGAGGATTTAATTAATGAAAGGAACAGTAAAATGGTTTAACACACAGAGAGGCTATGGATTTATTAAGGATAGTGATGGAAATGATATTTTCTGTCATTACACAGGGGTTATATCAGATAAGAACTTTAAGACTTTATACCAGAATCAGTCAGTGGAGTTTGATATTGATGATGGAGCAAAGGGGAAGCAGGCTGTCAATATAAGAGTGGTACATAATGAACCGAAAATTAAAGAAGAGTGGCAGGAATATGTATTAGACAGTAGCAAGGAATACACATATGAAGAAATTATAGAAAAATTTAAGTATGCTCTAAGTTATTTACAGGAAAGACATATGAAGATTGATTTTGAGATACCAAGAATATTTATGGGGATTATAGATATAGGTGCTATTGAAGATAAATATACTCTTTCAGAAGATGAGAAGATATTTTATGCAAAGGAATTTGAGAAAGAAGGATATGCATCAGAAGATTGTCAGAAAATCGTACAGGTAATGCAAGCTGTATATCGTCTATTAAATATTTCAAAGGAAGAAGCTAGAGATTTTACATTATATATTGCAGAAAATAATCTGAAATTAACAGATGCAGTTAAGCAGAGATACGGATTTTCTATGAGTGAAGCTGAAGAGTATATGGATGAAATACTTGTGCCATATGCAAATTATGGATTAATTCACGCGGCCCAGTTAGGGAAAAAATTTATTAACATTATATTGGAATCACTTAGTGAAATAAATGTAGATTAAATCTATTTTCCAACAGAGAATAGTATTAATAGATGGAACTCCTGACAGACATAAGCTTCTGTCACATCAAAATCATAGAGGTGTACAGCGAAACGCCGTATGCCAAATACATAGAATTTGGAGGATATAAAGAATATGGAGAAACCAAGTAATAAGCAGTGTCAGCTTGCAAGAGTAATAACAGGTGGTAGCGCTACAGATGATCAAATATATATTCAGCTTAATAGCTTATCACAGTCAGAATGGAACAAGCAGTGTGAAATCCTGAATAATTTCATAATTGCTCATAACATGCCATTAGATGAAGGTTGGTCATTGATGCGTAATGATTTTTATAATATTGCATCTGCAAACAGAGTAGATAATGCCACATTGTTTGTTGCATATATGAACTGGCTAAGTCAGAAAAATTAATACGATGTCAGCATAAACAGAGAATGTATATACAGATATATGTTTGCGGTGAAAGTAGCAAGCTAACCATTGATGTAAATGGTACATGGCAGCATCTTCCTTATAAATGATTAAATAGTGCCAGTGATGATACTGGTAAATAGAAGAGTACGGATAGACAGGCATAGTGTCAGAAATGGCATTATGCCTACATTAAATTAGAATTGGAGGAATGAGTTATTTACAAAGAAACTAATAAGATGAATATGTACATAGTCAGATCATTGGCAATGACAAACTGGCTGTGCAATAACGGATTTAAGATTTTAAAAGTTGAGGATTCAGAAAAGGATGATAAGTTAAAGGTTTTCTTCTTTGAGGATTCGCCAGCACTTCACAATATGATGATGAAATACAGAAAGAGAGTGTGAAGAGTATGGCAAAAAGCAAGCAGAATAAAGAAAAGACTAAATTAACATGGGATGATTTTGAAACATACCTTCCTGAGTATGGATTTGATGAAAAGCAAATGCAATTTTTTAAAGACACATTTGAGATAATCACAACTAATCGAGATACAGACAAAGTTACTTGTTTTGCTAATAGATGCGGCATAGGAAAATCAACATTTATTCATACATTTATGCACTGCTGCATTGGAGATAGTTTTTATGGTGGACGGCATAGACCTCAAGGATTATTAGTTATAACGGATTCAATTAAGAGATTAGAGGAGCTGTCTAGCACCAATAAGGACAGAATAGAAGCAGAAAAGTATTGGGGAGAAATTTTCAAGGAGTGGGGAATTGAATACCACTATAAGGAATTTGAAAAAAGTGTCATTGTATTGAGATCGGATGAACCATTTAAGGAGCAACTTATAAAGCAACATTATAAGCCAATAGTTCTACTTTCTACACAGCGTTATTTCATGTTGGGAGATAATATCAGAGAACAACTTTTCTCATTTACTTATAATGGAGAAACATTAAAAAGAGATATTGTTATCTTTGATGAAAGCCCACAATTTTCAGAAACTGTCACAATCGACAGCGATAACTTGTCCAGAATCGAGGCGGCATTATATAAAGGGCTGTCCGATGAAGTCAAGGACAAGGAGTTTGTCATAAGAGAGTATAAGGCATTTAAAGACAGACTGCTTGAACAGATGGACGAGAAGGAAAAACTACTGAAGGATTCTAATGTTACTATATATTGGAAAGATATACGATATTCCAGTATAACGCCGAATGATGATTTGCTTTTTTCGGTATTACAGGACAATATAGAGTCTTTGACAAAACAGTATAATTGCATATGGAAAGATATGCAGTGCTTAAAGGAGATTGCTAAGAATGGAGCAATATTTAATTCCGTAAAGAAAAAATATGGAAACTATGAACGCTCATTTGTGCTGGTTGTAGATAATAGGGATCATTTCTTTTTGCGACAAGATAAAAAGTTTTTTGTATTTGATGCGACAGCAGATATTGATCCGAGATATGACCTTGATTATGTAGAAATTGTAACAGGAGAAAAATATAATAAGCCTTTAAATATGCAGATAACAAATGTTCAGATTTCTACTAGCAAAAATGTCATGTGTAAAGGAAATAAAAGAGCAATCACAACCTCAAATACCATCATTAAATATTTGAAAAATAAATTGAAACATGGCATAGGAAAGCAACGAGAAATTTTGATAGTAGTATATAGTGATTTGTTAAGACGATTTCAAAAAGAATTTGACAATGTAGGTTATTTTGGAAACCTTAAAGGATTCAATGATTTTAAGGATTTGTACAGAATGGCACACATTGGAATGAACAGATTTCCTAACATGGCATATTTCTTTATATATTGCGGTTGTCATATGGAAACATACAGGCAGCTTATGAATATGTCAGAAGAAGAATCACTGGATTTCTTTAGTGCATTAAGTAAAAATCACAATAAAGAATACGAAAGTATTATAACATCCGTCATGCTTAGATGTATGTTGGCTGATTTTGAACAGAATATATTCAGATTGGCAATCAGAAATTATAGTAATACGGAAACTGTTCATATCTGGACTTTTTACAATTCTAATGATTCGCTTTATAGTGAATTATCTTCTATGATTGAAGAAAGATATAAACCCTATGGAACAATATTTGAATATGAAGATACTCCCGAAGAATTACTAATTGAAAAAATTAGGGATAGGAAGCCACCAGAAGGAAAGAAAATGACAAATGCACAAAAGATTATAGAATGGTGTGATAAACAAGAATCTGGAAAAGTATTTAAGTTAAATGAATTATTACAAGATACAGGAATGAATAATGATTCGTTCAAAAGTACCAGAAAATATAATCAGACAATAAAAAAGTTATTTGATGATATGAAAACTGATAAAAGAGGTTATTACATGATTGTATAAATTTTTAGGGGGGATTCTCTAATATATTATATTAGGAAAACCCACCCAAAATGAGAATAGAAAAAATAAATAAAGTTACAACTGATAATGATTTTCGTTTGATTGGACTGGCATGTTGCGTAAGCAACTGACAGGACATATCAACGAAAAAGGCTGACAGATTAGATTGCGAACTTGTTTCGCAAGATAAGATGGCAGACTAACAGGGTGTGGGGTATTCCCACTAATACATTATGTCACAGACAGTTGGTCATTTCGCTGCAAGCAGCTCATGCCCTTGTGTCCATTCTTACGAATGTCCACAAATAAAATCAGATATGAAAAGGAGATTACGATAATGGGATATATAAAACCGATTCCAGTAGACAAAGAAAAATTAATTATAGGAAGGACATATTATACATGTAACTATTCGGGTGCATGTAAAGTCATTCTTATAAAAATAAATTTAGACACTAATAAAGTATTAGTTAAGGGGAAAAAGGATACACAACCATATATTCGTCCTATAAAATATATATTTGATAATCCTGAAATGGCAAAATTTGCAGTTAGAAATTGGGAGAATGAAAATAGGAAAAATAAGAAAAAGAAAAGTCCACAAATAGGGCGTAAATAGTTGAAAAACTTCCCATGAAATCAGCATTTCCTTAAAGCAATTAATACTTGTATACATGGGCTTAAATTAAAGAAAATGATATAAAATTCGGGTGATATTGTTTTAGATGGTAAATTGTGTGTCAGGCAGATAAAAGTGTCTGTTTAGTCTGTCAGGTGCGATTTAAGCCTTATATAGGAAGGTAATTATAATAATATATGAACATTGAAAATTGAATATTGATGGTTAAATATAATTATTGGAAATTGAAAAGTGAACACATATACATTTAAATATAGTTGTTATAGGTGTATAATTTATTCATAAAAATTTGGAGGAAAAGAGATTTTTATGATTAATTTTGATGAGATGAATAAAAATATAGCAGAAGCATATGTAAATAATTATTTTACTAATATGAAAGAAAAATTAGAGCAAGATGGATATTTTATGTATGATGAATATGAAACTATTTATATCCATTCAGGAAGGTTTATTCCTGAAATTTTGAATGATAGATTACTTTTAGATGAAAAAGATGATGATATGCTAATGTCTGTAGAGGAAATGATAGAAGGAGTGGGAAATTGTGGAATCATAATTAAGCAAAGCATGTATGATAGAAATACAATTTACCAATTATTGAAAAATTTTTATAAAAGATAGAATTTACCAACCATCAATATTCGGTGGTTGGTATTTTTTTACCCAAAATCACAATTAAATCAGAGAATAGTATAAATAGAAGATACAGAAAGGTCGGTGTTAATTATAGAACACAATTATACAAAGCTTAAACTAGGAAGAGTAAGAATTTATCAGTTAAATACATTTAAGACATTCACAGATGCTGAGAATGCTATCTATAATAATAAGAAGAAAAAGAATACAGAGTTGTTAGAGATTATTCATAACAATGAATCTGTCAGGACAGTATCAGATAAGTATTTGAATGAAAGAAACGAGATTGCGATATTTGAGAACGATATAGTCAGGCTTGCATTAGCTGATAGAGGGTATAAGAAGTGCGATTATCAGCTTCTGGACGAGATTATATATATGGTAATCAATCATAATGAAATCTTATGGCAGATTATAGATAAAGGAATCATTGTAGGTGGTAAGAAATATAAATTGTTCACAGCAACTACAGGTCAGGTGAGAAATTGTAAGGTCACTCTTATAAAAGAAGAATTTTATGAAGCACATAAATCATTCTTAATGGCAGGACTTACAGTTGATGGAATAAATGCTGATAAGGGTAATGATAATAAAGGAATGAATGTTGGTAAGTATTTATCATATAATGCGTTATTATTATCTTCAAGCAAATTACCGCCTAAGAACATTGATATTGATAAGTGTATTGTTGTTGATGGTCTTAAAACTGTTGTTAATGGTAAGGTTAAATACATTGATATAAAGACGGATGATAACGGACAATGTTATGTGAATGATACACCGAAGGAATATCAGACAAAGAGGATTTCTATTGAACATACAGACGGTGCAGGAATGTTTATTCCAGGAGAATTGCCTTCAAGTTGTCAGATAAGAGGTGGTTATATCAAAGGTGCTATGTTCCCGTTTGATTTCAGACTGTTTGCTCATGAGATATCTCATAATAGTATTCTAGTTGATCCGTGGGGAACTCCGCATGATGTAGAAAAGGAAGATATACGATATATTCTTACTACGAGCCAGTTAAAGATGTGGAAACAGTACAGTTCTTGGGAAGAATACAAGAAAAAATTCAAAGAAAACAATCTGAAATTATCTATTAATGCTTATGCTGAACCACCGAAAGAAGAGGTTACTTTCTCATATCAATTCTTACAGACACTCCCATACAATACAGATATTACAGAGTTATGCCAGCCAGCAGTAGAAGATTTATACAAGTTAAAAACAGACCTTGAATATGTAAAGAAAGAGTTGGGACTTACAATTGACGACATAGTAAATGAGGAAATTGTTGGTGATAATGATATTGCTGTACTGGCAGCAGATGGAGAAAAGGTTGAAAATGCGAGTTATTACATAGCAAAGGCACTGGATATTTACCCACCACTTATACAGGACAAATATATTATGAGCAAAATACATAGCTTATATAATGCAAGAAAGAATTCATATAAGGGTGGTAAGATTCCAGTTAGAGGATATTACAGTTATGTAGCACCTGACATGTACGCTTTTTGCGAATATCTCTTTATGGGTAATGTCAATCCGCAGGGCTTAGTACCTGAGAATCATGTATATAATAAATATTATGGTGAGCAGGGGGATGTGGAAGAAGTGTTATGTATTAGAAGTCCACACCTGTCAAGATATGAATGTCCTAGAAGAAAACTGATAGTTTCAGATGAATGTAAGAAGTGGTTCAAGTATATGGAAAGTGATACGGTTGTAAGCTGCCATGATATGATTTCACTTTTTCTTATGTGCGACTGGGATGGAGACCATATTCTTGTTATAGCTGATAAGGCTGTATTAAAAGCCACAGAAGGTTTACCTGATGTACCTTTATATTATGATATGCAGAAAGCAAAGGCACAGCAGATAGATAATGAATCTATTTACAAAACTCTTGTTGATGGATTCAAAAATAATATTATTGGCTTATCAAGTAACGCTATTACTAAATTGTGGAACAGACCAGATTTAGAAGATAATCCATTAAAATATGATGATGCTATTAATGTTATATGTGCAATGTCCAACTATGCAATAGACTTCCCTAAGACTGGAAAGAATCTTTTAATAGGTGAATATGAGCAGTTATATAAAGAACTCATTCCTGATCCTAAGAACATGTTTGAACCATCAAAGATAAAGTATCCGCAGTTCTTCAAGTTTGCTAAAGGTAAGAAATCATCAAGTCTTGAGGATTATACGAATAGTCCTATGGATAGAATCCCTCAGTACATTGATAAAGAAGTAGGAAGAAAGCATTTTTTGTATGATGTTGGTACTGATGCAGATAATAAGAAGAATAAGTTCGATTATAAGAATCTTATGAACAATTCCTATGTGTTAGATGATAACGGTGTTAAGCAACCACTATACGAACCTGACAGATACAGTGATGAATATATAAAGGCGTATGCTGTATGGAACAATAGGAAGAAAGCAAAGCAGAAGTTATGTCAAGATATTAAAAAAGAGATAGATAGAAGAAATACTGATAGTCGTGATATTACAGCAAAGTTTGAAGTATTTCATTATCATTGTATTAGAGAGATTAAAGATATCTTCACTAAAAATGGGGAATTCAACATTAATCTTGCAGTCAATTCAATTATTGACATGGAATATAATAAAAATGAGTTTAAGACTTCTACTAAAGATATGTTGTGGAAATGTTTTGGACATGTTATTCTTGATAATCTTAATCAGAATCAGAAGACAGGTATTGTTATAAAGGAAAGACCTAGAATGTGTTATGAAAAGGCTGTTGAAGGTGATGATACCTTAGATAATATGCTTGAAAATAAATTGAGCAGAAAGAGTGTTAGTATAACACAGGCAGATATGAATTTTATGGACACAGTTCTTCAGAAAAAGAAGAATGGTTCATATTATCAGAACGACAGAGAATTATTGTTTGCCCTGTTATGTCATTATAAATATGCTAAACAGACTGGCAGATTAAAAGGAGACTCATTCTTTATAACAAAGTATAAGCATAAAACTGAAATCAAGCCGAATGGAAAGAAGAAAAGAACACCTATATATTATAATATGAATATAATTATGAAAATGGTTGGTGCAGCTTCATTTGATAGCAGTTTCAAAAGGTTCAATAAGTCTGATGGTATTCGTATAGAAGATGATAAGCAGAAGCAAAGATTCGTTCTGAATATGGACATATCAGATGATAACAATGTGTTGTTTGAGGTTCAGGATATATATAATCCTATAGTTTACTTAGAAGCATTTCAAAGTAATGGGAAAAAGAAATTGTGTGAATGCGTGATATGTGGAAGACATTTTATAAAAGTCGGGAACACCAAGACATGCAGTCAAAAATGTAGTGACAGCTTGAAAAAATTGAATGAAGGGAAGCAGGATAAGGACAAGAAAGAGCCTGCTGCCTGAATCATATTTGAGAATTTAAAGTTTTCAAATTGAGTGTCGGAATGTGATTTTTGCCTTATTTTTTATAGCAAATTTCACATTCCATTTTTATTTTTACAAATTTTATATAGGGGAAGAGAGTAAATAATTTTGAAAATTATTTTGATAACTGCCTATTTTATGGCAGAAGTTATCTCTTTTTACCATAGATTTTATCATTAAGAAAGGACATTGAAATGGAATTACAACAAAAAGTCGAAGAGCATCTTAAGCAGCATGGCATTAAGAAATCATATCTCGCCTCATTAGTTGGAATCTATCCATCTCAAATGTCTCGATGGCTGTCTGATAATTATGAATTAAACGAAGATCAGATAAAAATAATTGAAGATTTTTGCGATGATAGGTCTCACAAGTAATATTAATACCTAGAATTGTTAAAATTGGAGGAAAGGAGCTATGAATAATACATTAGGTTTTGATCTAAGAAAACTTGTATTGCCGACTGGTAATACTATAGAAAAACAGCTTAAAGTCGAAGCAGACAGATTTCTTAAAATCCTTCAAGAAGAGATTGACGCATGGTATTTCTCATATACACCGATGATATATAACAGAACGCACAATATGAGAGATTCAATAAGTGTTGATGATGTTGTAAAGGTTTATCCATCAAAGAATCAGCTTGTAATTGACATAGTATATTCTGATGATGCATTTCACAAATCGTTGTGGAGTGATAATGTAATAAACTCAATTGAACTTATGAATGAAGGATATAAGGTGAAAAGTGGCTGGCATAAAGATATTGAAAATTTTGGATATCGAGAAGGTGGTCACTTTATAGAAAAAGCAATAGCCAGATTCAATAAAAATAATCCTTTAGGTATTGATATTAAAATCAATTATTAAGGAGGCTTATAATTAATGGCTAACAATTTAGTTACGCTTGGATTAGACATGAATGCAACACAAAAACTTATGTCCAAGCAGTTGAGACAGGTATTAAAGAACTTGTCTGATACAAATGCTGCACGTATTGCAGTAGGGCTTGATTCAAGCAAATCTCAAATGCTTATTCAGCAGCAGTTGGATAGCATATCTAAAAATTTACAAATCAATGTGGGGACAGTCAAATTAGATACTTCCTCTATCAAACAGCAACAGAATATTATTAATCAGCAGTTAAAATCAGGAATTAATACGACAGGAATTAATGTAAAAGTTCCATTTCAATTTGACTTGTCTGATGCTAATGCAGTTAAAGCAGAGATTAATAAAATCGTTGCAGACATCACAAATAATAAAGGACAATTAGTCAAGTACAAGATTAATGTTGATGATAATGGACAGGCTACAAAGGCATTACTTACTTATCGTAATGAGCTTAATGAGGTGACAAATGCTACATTAAAGTTAAAATCAGTAGGTAAGTGGTATGATGCAAATGGCATGGAACATAACATTGTCAAATGGTCAGAAGGTCAGAAATCATTATCACAGAATATTGAAGCCACAACTAAGGCTAATCAAAGACAGGCAGAATCTGATAATCAGGTAATCCGTAAGAAGGAAGAACTGATTGCTAAGATGAAGCTTCTTAATACTCAGGCAGAAAAAGCCGGTATATCTCTTAATTCTGATAATCAGAATAAATTCAATGATTTATCTATCAAAGCATCCACAGTAGATGATATTAAACAGTTAGAAACGTATTTTCGTTTAGCAAGAACGGAGTATCAGACATTCAATGCTGAAATTTTTAAGGGTACACATGCCAGTTCATTAGAAGCAATGAAGAACAATCTGGAAACATTACCACAGGATATAGCATTAATTGAAGCAAAGTTCAATTCTATTAAAGTACCAGATAATGTTAAAACACAGATTGAAGAGTTAAAATCTTCTATGGAATCTATTAATACAATAAGTGATCCGCAGGAAAAGATTGCTAAGTATAATGAGATTGTCACATCTTTAAAGAACTTACAGAAACAGTATCAGGTAACTGTCCAGGAGCAGAGAAATCTTAGTGCTGATACTTCAACAATGCAAGGGGCTTCTGCACTCACTAATAAGATTGTTATATGGATGGGGCAGAACAGACAGGCAGCGGCACAGTATGATTCTGAGTTAAAACAGATTATATCTGATTTACAGAATTGTAATAACAAGGTTGATTTCTCAAAGTTACAGCGACAGTTCAGCAATATAGCATTGCAAGTAAAGTCTTCTGGAAGTTTGTACACAGGATTCTTTAATGGGCTGAAGAGTGGTATTAAAGATGCTTTTGAAAATATTCTTAGATATCAGTTGGCTTACAAAGTTATTGACCAGGTTATAAGTAGTTTAAAATCAATGGTCGATGCAGTTGCAGACCTTGATAAGAAACTTACAGAGTTCAACAAGGTAGCAGACCTTACATCTAATAAATTGTTAGAGTTTTCAGATAGGGCATTTGATGCAGCAGATGAGGTTGGTCGTACAGGTTCTGATATGATAGAGGCTGCTACAGAGTTTAAAAGAGCTGGCTATAGTCTTGAAGACAGCTTGGATATGGGTAAGTCGGCACTTCTTATGACAAATGTTGCAGATGGAATTACACAGACTTCTGATGCAGCAAGTACCCTGATAGCTGTATTAAAAGGGTTTAATATCAATGAATCTGATATTGTGACCATTGTAGATAAAATGAACAGCGTTTCAAACCAAAGTCCAGTTGGATTTGATAATTTGGCTGATGGTCTTGAGCGTGTGTCAGGTACAATGAATCAGGCTGGTAACAGCATAGATGAAACAATCGGATTATTAACTGGTGGTTATGCACAGTTAAGAAACATGGAAAAAGTATCTACAGGTCTTATCACTATTTCTCAAAGACTTAGAGCGATAGACGAGGACGGAGATGAAATTGATGGATTATCAGCAGAGTTAAGTGAATCATTTGGAAAGATAGGGGTTGCTATTGAAGATTCTAATGGTGACTTAAGAAGTACATATGATATTATGAGTGACTATGCTAAGATATATCCACAACTTACAAGCGAGCAGAAGCAGTATTACGCTGAATTAAGTGCAGGAAAAAGACAAGTTAATGTGTTTAATGCAATAGTACAACAGATGGCAGATGTTAATAAAGCAATTGAGCAGTCAAAGGATAGTCTTGGAAGTGCAGCTAACGAAAATGAAATATATCGCCAGAGCGTTGAGGGCTTACAGAACGAACTTAAGAACGAATTTCAATCTGTATCAAAGAAGGTAATAAGTTCTGACTGGATAAAAGATGTATTATCAGGTGCAACAGATTTATTAAAAGTGTTTGAAAACATCATTGAACAGGACACTATTGTAAGTTCAAGTATAGGGGTTTTGGCAGAAGGCTTTAAGGCTTTATCAAAGTCATTAAAAGACATTACGGGAAATGATGGTGTTGCGAAGCTGATAAAACTATTTATCACATACAAAACAATCACTAAGGGTATAGATATATTTAACTTGGTGAAGGGTAAGAAGGACAATTTTGTTACAACATCCAATCTTATGAAGACATTCTTTGAAAGTGCCGTTAGTGGTTCACTGAAAGTAGAAGATGGATTCTTAAAAGTTGGTGAGGCAGCGGATGTATTATCGGATGGAGTATCAAATGTTGCTACAAAAGAAGGTAGTGCGGTTGACACAACAAAGAAACTTACAACTTCTATTAAAGGTCTTGGAACATCTTTCAAAAATCTTGCATTGGCGCATCCGTATTTATTAGCAATTACAGCAGCACTAGGAACTATGTATGGTGCGTATAAACTTGTAAATGCAGTTCAGGACTGGGCTGATGGTACAACAGCAGTCAACAAATATAATAAGTCTATTGAAAAATCAGAAGAAAATGTATCTAAAAATTCTGATTCCATATCTGAATATAATTCCACTATTGAAGAAAATAAGCAGAAAATTGAAGAATTACAGAAGCTTCAGGAAGATGGTACTATAACAGAAGCACAGGAAACAGAAATTGAGAATCTTAAATATCAGAATGCCTTATTAGATGAGAAGATTGAAAAACTCAAGGAAGCCAATAATGAAGAGGTCAAAACTCAGGCTAGAGATTCATGGAAAGCATTTAATAAACAGTTTGGTAATGGATTTGATGTTGGTTCTAATGCTTCAGATGTTATATCATCTGTTTCAAAGAATTTTAATGGTGACGGAACTGCCAACGGTGTAAGCTGGAACATGGCTACAAGCGGTAATGATAAGGATACAGCCGTTGCACAGTTAGCAAAGATTAAACTTGCTACAGATGCATATAATGACGCAGTAAAAGAGTTGAACAATGCCACTGATGAAGATCAGAAGGTTTTAGCAGAGCAGTCAGTTGAAAATGCACAGTATACTCTTGACTTATTGACAAAGGATTTTGATAAGAATAAAGAGACTTTATATAATCAGCTTACTTCTGAAATGGAGAAGATGAAAAAGGCAGAGGGTACAGATGCATATGATGCTACAGCTTATGCAAATATGCAGTCATGGCTTGAAATATTCCAACAGTATATTCCTGAATATAAGAAAGCTATGGAGAAAGTTCAACAGGAAGCAGATAAAAACCCTATTGAACAGAGTGTAGAAGTAAAGTCATTTGATGATCCTACTTCTCTTCTCACTGAATCAGACGATAAATTTAAAACTGCTACTCTTGCAGATTTACAATCAGAAGCTGACTTGCTATCAACAATTCAGAAAGAATTATCAGATAATGGTAAGATTAGCGTATCTTCAATGCAGAGTATTATTAAGCAGTATCCAGAAGCTAAAAAGGCTTTATCTGAATATTTACTTGGTATAATATCGGAAGAAGAATTGTTTGCAGAGCTTGAGGGAGTATATGAGGATGATAAGGACGCTTATATTAAATCTGTTGTCGAGAAAGCTAAGACAGATGAAGATTTCTTTAATACCCTTAAAACCAATTATCCAGAACTGATTAATCAATTAGGGGCTGTTTATGGTACAGATGTTGCAAACTGGACTACTATGGAACAAGCAAAGGTTAATATCACAGCACAGGCAATACAGCAAATAGCAAATATTTATAAAGAGTTTTATAAGGCTATGGGTGTAAATGATGGTATTGACTTTAATATTCAAGCCACTAAAAATGCTATATCCGCAGGAAATCCAGGTGCTATAGGTGGTTCATTATTCAGTAAATCTTATTCAAAATCTAACTTTGATAAGGTTGTAACTGACAACAATTATAAATTCAAAATGAATGGCAATGATGTTAGTAATGCCTATAAAGAATTGCAGAATAATATAGATTCAGTCTGGAACACAGCCGAAAAGATGAAAAATGCCATAGATGATGCGGCTTACAATCAGATTAATGCAAGTATAGATACATCATGGCAAGGTCTAGGCGGTAGTGATAGTTCATCTTCTTCTCAAACAGCAGAAAAACTTAACTGGATTGAACGCTTAATCAATAAGATTTCTACAGCATATTCACGACTTAAGAATATTGTATCTGATACAACAACTACATGGCTCAAGCGTAATAATGCCCTTTCTGATTCAATGTCTACTCTTTCATCCGAAATAAATGCACAGAAGCAAGCATATGAGTATTACATGAATGCATTTAATTCTTATGGTCTTGATGACTATTATAAGAATCAGATTGCAGATGGTTCTATAAGCATTGATGTTATTTATGATGATGACTTGAAGGATGCTATATCTGATTGTCAGGATTTCTATGATAAAGCACAGGACGCTAAGACAGCAGTTCAGGAACTTAATATTGAGTTAAAAGGACTTGCTAAGAGTAGGTTTGATAATATTAAGTCACAGTATGAAGAACAAATTAATCAAGTTGATGAATATAATAATTTGCTTCAAAAGGAATTAGATATAATTGAGACTAAAGGATGGATTTCTTCTACATTTCTTAATGAATCTATGAAGGAGCAGGACATGGCTAATCTTGAAAGATTAAAAGATGAGAGAACAGCTTTAACAAATGCATTAGATTCAGGAAAGATTGAGAAGTATAGTGAGCAGTGGTATGACATGCAGAGTTCAATAAATAGTGTATCTTCTGCAATCTATGATGCTGAGAAAGCAATCATATCATATGATAAAGCCATCAGACAAGTTAATTGGGACGCATTTGATAAGACAAGAGATGATGTTGAAAATCTTATCGGTGAAACAGATTTCCTTATAGAACTTCTTAAGGATAATGGAATTACTGATGATAATGGTAATATTAACGATAATGGTAATGCTGCACAAGCGTTACTTGTTCAGAAATATGAATTATATCTTAATCAGGCAAAATCATATAAAGATGAGATACTTAAGATTGATGAGGAACTTGCGAATGATCCTTATGATAAAGAATTATTGGATAGAAAACAGGAACTTATCAAAGCACAGCAGGACGCAATTAAGAACTCTAAGGAAGAGAAGAGTGCAATTAAGGACTTAATGAGTAATGCTTATGATAAATTGAAGGATTCTATCAGTAATATCATAACTAAAATTAAGGATGGATTATCTGCAACAAAAGATTTATTAGATTATGAGAGAAATGTTAAAAAGCAAGTAGATAATATATCTAGCCTTCAGAAACAGTTGCTATCTTTACAGGGGGATAATTCTGAATCAGCACAATCTAAGAGACAATCTATTAATACTCAGTTACAGGACGCAAAAGATGAATTACAGCAAACTGAAATGGAAAAAGCAATGAGTGATGTTGAACAGATTCTTGATAATGTTCAGTCAGAATTAGAAACATGGATATCAAAAAGACTTGATAATATTGATGAACTTATAGGACAGGTTATAGAAAGTTCAAATACAAATGCAGGAAGTATATCGGATACAATAACTTCAACAGCAGAAAGTAATGGTTATAAACTCAGTGAATCAATGGCTTCTATATGGAGTACTAACACGGGAAACATAACGAATGTATTAGGTGACTTTAGTAATAAGTTTGTTGAAGGTAATAATGCTATTACAAATGTTTGCAATAATATTAATTCTGCTGTACAGGGGTTACTTGCTAATAGTAATGCTGAAGCACAAAGAGTTGCTGATGAGATTGCAAGACAACAGGCTGAACAGAATGCAAGTTCTGATGGTGGTTACTCAGGCGGTAGTGACTATTCAAGTGATGATTGGAGCAGTAACTGGGACACTGATTCTGATGATAGTGGTAGCAGTTATTCAGGAGATGTTGATTGGATATACGAAGAAAATTACTATCCTCGTGATTTATTGAATATAGATCAGAGTGTGGTTGACAGGCTCAAGTGGAACAATTTCGCAAGTTCATTTGGCGCACGTAGTCAATATTATGAGCAAATGGGTGGTGATGGACAATATACAGGAAGTTACGATCAGAACATATTCATGTTAGATTACATCAAAAGTCACGGACTTAAAAAAGGTACTAAATCAGCAACAGGTGGTATTGCACTTACTGATGAAGAAGGTCTTGGTTCAGAAGTAATCTTCTCGAAGAAGTATGGTACTCTTCGTAAGTTGGATGCTGGTGATATGGTATTCAACAAAGACCAAGTTGAAAAACTTTGGAATCTTTCTAAGGGTATCACTACACCAAACATGTATATGGATAACCTTGGTGCAAAGTTACCTGATATTACCCCAGTTTCAACAAACAAATCAGTTGATATTGGTGGCATTAATGTTAATGTTGATAAGGTTGTCACAGACAATCCAGAAGACTTTACACGACAGCTTACTAATGAACTGGCAGGCAATTCAAAGATACAAAAAATCCTTGGAGAAATTAATTCTAATCAACTCTTAGGTCGAAATTCATTATCTACTCGTAGATATATGAAATAATATTATGGACGCATTGGTTACGGCTGATGCGATTGAAATATGGATGTGTTATGATATGATGAAAAATAGCGTTATTTAAACAAATGTTCTTGTAGATATATGTCAAATATTGGTATATAATAAATTCACAATAAATTAGTGGGTGGGGAATATACCAAATGAAGGTGAGAAACAATGTAAAAAAGAATGTAAAAAAATATATTTTTATTTTTTTTAAATGGGCGATAAGTAACACAATTTGGACAATTATAACATTAATTATTCCATTTACTATTCTTATCCCGTCAGCAAAAAATATACTCAAAAGTATTACAAGTAAAACTTATAATATAAATATATTAACAGCTATATTGCTTGTTGCATTTTTTGTTGTTGAAACTGTATTATTAATTGCAATTTTTGTTTTTAAGAGAAAAAATAATAATGATATTATCAGTAATCAAAATGAAAATGATTATAATAAGATGGAATATTATTTTGAATCATATCACAAGCATTTGACGGTTTATAAAAATGGCAATGGAATATTAATAAATTCTTTTACAGTTGTTATTAACGATATAAATGCTATAAGTGAATTTAGAAGAGAAATAGATATAACTGATGCAAAACGAGAAACAGTGTTTCCAAAAATGAATAAGATGAAGGGTACAAAAATTTATAATAGGTTTAATGATTTTGGATTTTGGTATAGATGTTTAAATAATAAAGACTTAATAAAATCAGTTAAGGAATATTATTGGCAAGAAAATTCAAAAGGGATAGATACTATTGCTCAATCAAATCCAAAGATTCTAAAATGGATTATGGAAATGAACCCAAGTAGCATTGAAGTTGGGAAACCATATAATATAGTATATGTAATGAGTATTCCAGGGATGTTTCCAATAGAAAACGGATTATTTTCTGATTCTATAGCAAACATAAAAGGAACTAATGGTAATTTTAAGTCCCAGTTTGGTGTTAAACATGCTATAAAAAATTTTAAATATACTGTTTCATTTGAAAATGGATTAATATTGAAGAACAAACCTAGTGGAAGTATATCAATAAATAATGAAAAAAGAAACTTGCATTTTGATAACGATAATAATATAATTTTTGATAAGTATATTTTCAACACAATGAACCCTCAAATTGGAAGTGTTGTTAATATAGAATGGAACTTTAAAATAAAGAGGTTTAATTAAACGCAGTTGAATAGGAGGACATAAAAATGAAAGGTAGATTTGAAATTGAACGCGGAGACTAAAGTAATTTGTTTCTAATGCGAAGGATTATTTTAATATAAAAGAGCAGGATTAATCTCCTGCTCTTTTGCTATATTAACAAATAAATATTAATAAGATTACAAAGCAAAGACGCATTCTGTAATGGAGTGCGTCTTATTTTGATGGAAAGGAATAAACTATGAATAAAGATAAACAGATTTTGATATTAACACAAAGAATTGAATTACTTGAAAAACAGAATGAGGATTTGAGAGCAGAAAATCAGGAAATGAAACTGCAAGTAGAAGAATCTAAGAGATTTGCAAATATGCCTAATAATGTATTGAATCGTACAATAAAGAATGTCAGACAAGAAGAAGCTAAATTCAAGGCATTAATAGCAGAAACACAGGAAATAAAAAAAGAACTTGAAAATAATTTGGAAGCTTTAAAGAAGACACATACATTATATCAAAGTATATTTTCAGATTAGAAAGGATTAAATGGAAGTATTAGAGTTTGAATCAGTAAAATTATTTGAAGAAATTATAAAGGCTGGACAGATAAAGAATCTTATCAGTGTTTCCAGCCATGAATATCCTATATATAAATTCAAGAAGAGTAATAAGGTCACTTCTGTATATGAAAAGTTTCTGGCAGAACATGATATGAAATGTGACAGAAGCGTTGATGATTGTTGGAATGATTTTGATGATTATATCAATCAACCTAAGAAGGAGACTATAATTACTCGAAATATTAAAGCTGTAAAGCAGATCATAGAAGTAGGCTATGGATACATGCTTAAAAGAACAGGTGTTGATAAGTATAACAAGAGATGTTTTGTCTTTTACAAGAATCCTGTTATTGAAGATATTAAAACAAAGGCTGACGCTGAGAGTAAGGAAAAATATAATAACAATTATTTGAATATTAAGAAGAATACAACTGATAAGAAGATATCAGGATTAATAAAAAAGTCAATGGAGGAAACAAGGAATAATGGGAAAATCATTTTATAATATGAACGGTGAAAAGTTAGAGTGTAAGGTTGAAAGTGAATTATCACTTAGTCAGAAGACAAGTTTTATCATGGAAGTTGCAGGAATGGTAGTATCGCCAACAGTAGGGTATGCCACAGTATTAAGAAAGCCTATCTTTAATTACTGTCTTGTTAAGTATTATACAGATATTAATATATTTGAAGGTGATGAGTTCAGCTTAGATAAACTTGAGATATTTATGAAAGACAATACAGAGTTGCTTAATGATATTGTTAAGAGTATTCCAAGAGATGAATATAATGAGCTGGAACATGCTTGTGATGAAGCAATTGATTATAGAAAACATAATTATAATGGATATTCAGATGAGATATCAGAGCTGTTACAGGTGGTAAGAGAACTTGTATTAAAGCCAGATAGATTAGATGAGTTCATGGAATCAATAACAAATGCTGTAAATTCATTTGCCAATATAGATGCAATGGATAAAGAAACATTAGATAAGCTGGTTAATATTATTCCCGTTATGGAGAAATTTGATAGTAGAGATGTAGCAAAAGTCATTGTAAAAGAATTACATAATGATGATAAAGGTTTATCAGATGATGTATTGACAGTGGAAAAGACCGAAAAGACCGAATAAATAAGGCTTTTGTGTATATTTGAGGACTGGGAGAAAAATCCTAGTCCATATTTTTATATTAAGGAGTGATTATTATAGAAAGTACAACAGTTACATTGGATGGTAAGGTTTTATTGAATATAAAAGAAGCATCTGATTTATTTGGAATTGGACAACATAGACTTAGAGAGATAGTTCGTGAAGATTATGGAAATAAATATCATTTGATGCTGGGGAGAACTATCAAGATTAAAAGAAAACAGTTTGAGGAATTTATAGATAATGTTGAACAGATTTAAGAAATGGACAATGTGCTTTGGGTGTGGTACAATTTAATGTGGTATGCATTCGAGGCACTCTGATTTAAGGAGGCTCAAGAATGGCAAATAAAACTACGTCAGAAAAGAACAAGCCTGCCAGAAAAACACTAAGACCTAACGAATATTACAATCCTAAAACAAAGAGGTATGAATACCACTATAAAGATTGTTTTGGGAAAGAAAGGGTTATTAGTTCATATAGGCTTGAAATGACAGACCAATTGCCAAAAGGTAAGAAGTCAACAAAGAGTTTGCGTGAAAAGGAGGCAGAAATTAACGCATATCTCGAAAACAGCATTGATATTGATGGAGCAAAACTTACTCTGTTAGATGTTATAGACAGATACTTAAATTCTTTATACAACAGAAAGAAGTTAGCACACAATACCAAAGTTGGTTACAATGTTACAGTGAATACGCTGAAACAATATAAGCTGGGTTATATGGAGATTGGAAAAATCAGACCAGAACATTGTGAAGAGTGGCTTGCTGATATGAAGAAAAAGTATAGAGGTTCATCTATTCAGACACAGATTAGTCTTATTAAAAGAACCTTTGATTATGCTTTAGATTATGATTATGTAGCAAAGAATCCATTCAGACGCATAACAACAGACAGGAGCGACAGTAAGAAGATGGAAGCTCTTTCTGTAGAAGATATGAACAGATTTCTTGATTTCTGTTCAAAAGACACGCATAGTTCACATTGCTATGATATGTTATATGTATTGTTTTGGAGTGGATTAAGAGCGTCGGAATTATGTGGACTTACTCTTGATAACATTGATATGGACAATCGAATGATAACCGTTGACAAACAGTTACAATGTATCAATCACACTCATGTTGTGCTGCCTACGAAAACAACGAATGGTGTAAGAACTATTCCTATGACAGATGGTGTGTATGAAAGTTTCCAGCGTATTATTGAGAATCGCTACTTGAAAGGCGATATAGAACCTGTATGTTACGATGAACAAGGTAATGCATATGAAGGATTCGTATTTCTTGCAACGAGAAGCAGAAGAACTATTGTAAGAGGTCATGTGGAAGAATATCTACAGAATTGCATTAAAAGGTTTAATAATGCGAATTCAGAAAATCCTATTCGTAAATTTGAACCTCATATTTGCAGACATACATTTGCTACGAATATGCAGTATTTACCACCAAAGACATTACAGTACATATTGGGACATGGAAATATATCTACAACAATGGATAACTATGTAGATGTTAAGCCAGGAGTTGAACAGCTTACACAAATCAATGCGATAGCGAATCAACTAAATGCTAATTAGTATGAATTTTAGCATACTAAATACTTGCTAATTACAATGTGTAATGAGATGTAACGAAACATACAAAAATGTAATGAAATGACAGTAAGAACTGTTGGAA